TCTAAGTCAATAGAAGTTTCAAACTTATTTGAGTTGCTAGTAGCACTAGACATTGATAATTTATTCTTATCATGCTCATAGTTTAAGTGATAAACACCACTACCAATCAACTCACAAAGTTTCATAGTTTCACTAAATGTATTTGAGTCTAATTGAAATGCACCTTCATATTTGGTCTTGCCAAAATCCCATAAGTTTTCTAAATCTTCCTCATAGGTAGCGGATTTAACCATATCTCTAACTCTAGAAATACCATCCATATTAGGATGATGCACTATAACAGGTTGAGATACTTTACTATTGATATTCTTCATAGTAATAATATCTCCACTATCAATTTCTACTTCACCATTAAATTTCTTTAGGTAGGGTAGTAGTGTTTTAGCATCGCCAACAAATGCACCGTCTTTATCACCATCTACAGTAAGTCTAGTATTTACGATTAGAGAACTAATTGTATCTACATTCCAAATACTAAGAGTGTTTTCTTTTAGTTGAGCATAGAAGTAATTGTCTAAACTACTATTAGAAAGACCTACTCCAATAACATACTTGCCTTTCAGCAATACATCAGTAAGTGCGCTTTCTAGTTCTTTTGCATCTATTGTAAATTTCATATTGTTCCCTCTCTTAATTCTTCTAATCCATTCCATGTAATGTTAGGTGGCGTTCCTTGTCTTGTAGTCCACTTAGAACCTACAAGTTTACCATTAGTTCTACTGCCTAATAGTTCAGCAAAGAAATGTAGTTCACCCTTTACTTTCTTTTTAGAACAGTAAATCTCTTGTTCAAGTTTACCTCCCCAATCTTTCCACATTGGTTGTGTACCAACAGGCACATTATCCATATATTTTTCAGTCTCATGCGTAATAAATATTACATCACATTCTAGATTATAGATAGTGTCTAATAAATAGTAGAATGCTTTGTTCCTATTGCCATACTGAAACGGCATAATCTTTGTCACAACTCTAGGATTAGGATTAACCTTTAGCATACAAGAAGCAAGCCATGTATCTACACCATCAATAACAAAGATAGGTTTATCCCCTGCCTTTATTGATTCTTTGGCGTGATTAACAAAGTCAAGCGACCTTTGCTCACTATCGTTAATATCAATTATGTTATCCTTATTCATTACAATAGGACAAAATACTTCTATTCTTTCTGTTGCATCATGGTGTTGAAACCAAGTTGATTCAACTCCTCTATCCCAATCTAAAACAAATATCTTTCTATCGGGGAAGTCTAATGCAAGTCCAGTTTTACCCGTCTTTGGTTCACCCCAAATACCTAATACCATTCTAGCCTTTCTATTCTCTCTTTTCATCTTCATTAATTCATTAAAATTTATTTTTTCTTTTCTAAAACTCATATTGTTCACCTATCTCTTCTCTATCTATTTCTATCTCTACATTCTTTGTCATAGCCCAAGCGTTAATTATGTCGCTTAATTCAGTTCTATTTTTACAAACATATCTTGTTTCTTTAGTACCGACATGCAACTTAACCCAATAACTATCTTTTTCATCTTTATTCTTATTCCATGTTAAGAACTCTACATCATTTAAATCAATAATATAACTTTCATTCTTTAACAGGAATCTATTCTCTATTATTCCTTTTCTATTCATCTTATCCCCTCTAAAGGGATAGGCTTCGCACCTATCCGTATGTCAATTTTATTTCCACAAGTTCACATATACACTTGCTAGGGTAGGGTTTTATCCCGTTGGAAATTAGAACCAAACTAAGTCTTCATCCTCCACGCCTTCTTGTTCAGCGATAGGATTACCAACGGCTTCTTGAACCAATAAACCACTAGTGTTTATTGTAATTGGTTCTGCTTCACCATCAACAATCCTTTGAGAAGTTCTTCCAACAACTAAGACTGTCGAACCAATACCAAAGTTGATATTGATGTGTTCGGGAATCCAACAAGTAGTTGCCAAATCCCCATCGTCTTCTGTTAATTCCATATCGGATGCTTTATCAGTAATAGATAAGATTCTATTACCGTTTGCAGTTGGAGTCATTCTTTGATTAACTACTGTTCCTTCAACAATAGCGAACCTATCCTTTGTTGCTTCCATCTGTAAGTTAGTATGTAGCCTATCCAAATCTACCAATGGTGTTCCATTCTTAGGATAGTTTTCAAACAAACAAGATGTAAAGTCAAAAGAACTCATATCTCGATAGTCGCTATTGTCGGGGTTCAAATCAGCATTTCTAATTAGGCTATCTTTAGTAGCCATAGTCATACCATACAAATTTGTTCCATCATCACTAGGAATAGTCTTGAAGTGAACCCAATCAAAAGTATCGGGTGCAAAGTCTATTCCACCTTGATTCTTATAGGAGAAGTAGTAAGACTTCATATCTCCACCTTCTACACTACCATAGAAAATACCACTTCTTCTAAATTCATTCTTAGGCAACGGCTTACCATATCTTCTGTTTTCTGCTCCACTTGTGTAATTAGGCATACTATCCAATGGAATAATAATTGTTCCATCTTCTAATTCTTCTGCACCATCAACAAGGTTCTTAGCCATCTTTTCTTGATAGTCTCCCTTATAGTATCTTGCGATAGTATAAGTTTCATCTCCGTTATCAGTAGCAACTGCAACAAGACCATCTTCCAATGCTTTATCATTATCTCTAAGATATTCTTCTCTTGCTTTGTTTCTGCTCCAACTCATCATATCTCTTGGTGCTTCTAATCCAACAAAGAATCCAAAGGCACTTTTAACTAAACTGTTAGAACCGCTATTGGTATTTGTTTTCTTTGGTTTCATATTGCCACGCACATAGTTTCTAAATAGTGATTGAGACACAACATCGTTTACATCGGTGTTGTTCTCTTCACATATAGAACGGTATTTTGCTACCGCTTCATCGGCGGTAATACCCATATGCCCTGCTCCTATTTCTATTTCTTTCATCATTTTTTCATCTATTTCTTTCATATTTTTTTCCTCCTTAAAGTTGTCCTACCATCCATGAAATTATTACTTTAGGGGTCATGGTAGTAGAACGGTATTCTGCTTCCCCTATTATCCTAAGAAGTTTAAACTTCTCTTTGGACTCTAAACCTTCTGCTTCTAAAACAGAATTATGAAGTGCTAAACATATTTCTTTCACACTTCTTCCTCCATACAATATATCGTGTAGTTTATCTAATGTTTCATTAGGTTTTTTATTAAGTATTAAATTTAGTATTCCATCAAACTCTTTCAACGAATCTTGTATTTGTTTTCTTAGTGTGAAGTTTGAGGCATTGGCAGCCTGTATTTCTGTAATTGCCCTGCGTAAATCTCCATCTAATTGATATATAAAGCGAGCCAAATCGGTTTCATCAAATCCACTTACGCCTTCTTTATCAAGAATCTTAGTAATTACTTCAAGCACTAATTCATTTTTCAATGGATTGAATCTGTAATTTGCACACCTGCTTTGTAATGGAAAGATAATCCTTGACCTATCATTACAAGTAATGATGAATCTTATATTACTAGCATATCTTTCCATGATACGCTTTAGCGCATTTTGAGCGTCGTTAGTCATACCATCCATTTCATCTAATAACATGATTCTAAATGGTGCATCGCCAATAGTTCCGCTTTGAGCCACTTGTTTAATTGTAGTTCTTACATTTTCTAGCCTTCTATCATCGGAAGCATTTACTTCAAAGAAGTTATCTTTGAATGCTTCTCCCAACATGTCCTTTGCTAATGCTATACCTGCTCCGGTTTTACCTGTTCCGGCAACACCGTAAGCAAGAACATTAGGCATATTCTTTTCTAATACCCATTGTTCAGCATCTAATACAAAATGTTCTTGTCCTACAATATCACTTAATTTACTTGGTCTGTATTTTTCTGTCCATAACATTATATCCTCTCCAACTTAGATTCTATTTCTTCTATCTTATTTGTAACATCAAAGACTGCTTGAGACAATTCCATATCTATATGATGGGGTTTGTAAATATCAACCCAATCTAAGTTATCGTAAATCATTTCTATATCTTCTAGTGCCTCTAGCAATTCTTTATAGTCTCTTAATTTGTCTTCTATTTCTTTTATCCTTTCCGATGCTTTCATTTATTCACCCTCCAAATCAAGATATAAATCAACAAGTCTGTTGAATGAACTTTCCGGTTCTTTCTTTAGTTCGTACAAGTCCATTATTTCTTGTAATCTTTTCATTAATTCTTTTTTCTTCATTTTTATTCCTCCTTATTCTTCCAAGCAACCTGTCTTACTTTTTCATCAAAATATGCCTTCTCAAACCTACGACCCAATACAGAAGATAACTGATTAATTGTTATTCCCCAAGCAGGAAATTTTTTCCTTCCCGCCGTATTTACACTTTTTGTATTGTGTAATAAATCGTATATTTGGCCTGTTGTCATATTTGGTGTTTCATCTAACATCATTTTTATTTTCTTTATTATCA